AGGAATTAAATCTACGTCATCGCCTGATTCTAACTTAGATTGCAGAAAACAAAATAAGACGACATATACAAAGGCAACGATTAAAACTAATAGTTTGGAAAAGACGGGATAATTTGATTTAATGTTTAGCGGGTTATAGATATAAAGTATAACTATAAAAATGACGTATTGAAGTGCTTCTATTTTTGCTATATGATTTGGATTTACATATATAAAGCGCGAAAAACGTTCAATTAAATTTAAATCAATATTTGTCTGTCGGTTTTGATTTATCTTTTCTTTTAAATTATTTACTTCATTATTCAAATTAAGCTTATAATCTAGTACTTTGTCAATTGCTTCTTGTTTTAATGGTCTATTTATAAATTCTTTTATACCCATATCTTTGTATATTATTAGATAAATTAAATTTTGTATACATTACAAAAGTCAATTCTATCAGAACAAGTTCTGTTGTTTATAAATTTTCAAAGGCCGTTTTTTGTCCGTGACAATCCCGACATAAAGCGACTAAATTGTCAACATGATTTGAGCCCCCATTGTCTAGCCGAATTTTATGATCTACTTCAAACCAAGCGGGTAATTGTTTTTTACAGTTGCCGCAATTCCAGCCCTGTTGTGCCGCTACATATTTTTTCTTCGTCTCACTGACACAGCGTTTGTTCTTTTTTTCTGCACCGCCCCCTGCGCCTGTACCTGGTATTCGGCCAGAATTCAAGATGGTTCTTTCTTGGTGAGAGATATTACCGCTGCCACCTCCACCCCCGCCTCCACCTCCGCCCCCGCCTCCGCCAGTCATATTAGAAAAAAAACCACTGGTTTTGGTCATGTCTAATAAAGGCGATAAAAAATCACCCGCTTCTTTATCTATCGGCATATATTTTATAATACCATTTGCATGACTCAATAAACTTTGGGTTTGTTGTGGATGTTTGTGCATAAATAAATAAGCCGATAAACCAACAAACCCAATGCCCGCCATTTGATAATATTTCTTCCATGATTTCATTACTTTTACATATTTTCCATCACTATAAGTATTGGCGACAAAAAAGGCCGTAATTAGGACAACCAAGATTTCAATTTTCATTTATATATTCAAGATAATTTTATATAAGCGAAGCAATTTTATAAGCGAAGCAATTTTATAAGCGAAGCGATAATTATACAACAATCGCGTTAAGTGACGTCAAATCTTTCGCCACCTCGTTTGCGTCAATTGCTTTTATAGCATATTCAGGACTAAAACAATATTTTATAAATATTCGGCATAATCCATTAATAAAATTGGCATTAAAATATTGTAGACCATTATCAATTATCGGGGCATAGGTTAATAAAAATCCCCATATATCGGCATTGTGTGAATATACTTCATAAAAGTATTTAGATTCCTCTAAATTCCCGTGAATATCTACATATTTTAAGAGGACGGCTTGTATATATTCAATCAAAACATCATAGACCAACACATCATAATCTAATTTACCGGCTTTATTATTCGTCGCATATATTTTATATATATTATGCAATAAATCGTGAGTAATATAATCATAATGTCCTTCATTTTCTAATTTCAAAAATGTTTTATTAATCATATTTACCGCAATGACTTTTAATAATTGTGTCTGGCCCGCGTTTTTGTCAGCAAACAAAGAGGCCGGGTTTATTTCTTTTAGTTTTCGGGGTAACCAAGATTTTATAAAATTATTAAAAAATATACTAGAAATGGGTAAATTAAAAGCGAGTGAACGATCTTTAATTATATCGGGGACGGTAAGCCCATCATTCTTCCCCGCCAAGCCCCAATCAATTAACCGTGTATGGCCATCCACTTGCGACATTAAGATATTTCCGGCTTTTACGTCAAAATGATTTATCCCCTTCTGATTTAACGGTACTATACCATTTAAGAGTAATTTAATAAGGGCATTATTGGTTTGCACAAATTCCATACTTCGGTTAGTAGCTTTAAATAAATTATTCCAGTGTTTGTCCATATCTAACCCTCCATTAGGCGAATTTATAATAGTCACCTTCTCTAAATTTTCATTTATGTTTCTACTATTTAAATTTTCCGCCATAAAGTTTGAACATACTTCGTCAAAGGTGGACAAATCATCCGGTGTTAAACGGGCGGGCTTACACGCAAAGGTATCTGAAAGTAAATAATATAAATCATTATTGGGTATATCTTTAATATATTGCGTCACTATTTCATTATTATTTTTTTCTTCTTCGGCGTCGGCATTAAACATCATCTTAGATATATAATTCTTTTTACCGGCCATGGTGGTAAGCATCGGCATCGGTGCAGAACCAGCACATTTTAACGCAGGATCAAATACACAACCAAAACTACCGGCCGCAATTGCTCTTCCCCCTTTTTTATAAGGTTTCCTTTTAGTATTTTTATTTCTTTTGTTATTATTTCTTTTGTTATTATTTCTTTTGTTATTATTACTATTTTTACTATTACTATTTTTATTATTACTATTTTTATTATTTTTATTATTTTTCATTGTGGTCCATTTCATTGTCTTAATATATATTAATATCTTATTATCTTATTATCTTAATATAAAAATATCCCATAATAGACCAGAATAAGCAAAGCAATACTATCTTTATTTTTTATAAAAATAAATAGAGACGATAATACCGATGGAAACTATCGCCAGAAACGTATATTTCTCTCTGCGGTATTTTTGTGCATTATCTTTCACGGCTTTCGGCTTATAATGTTCATAATATTGGACCATTGCTTCTTCCATGGTTAGCTGGGGTTTTTTTAACGTTTCGTTAATTTTATTATGTATGAAATGCATCCATTTTACAAAAGAGGGTTGGGAATCTAAATAAGGCGTAACGGGAAATTTATCTAATAAGATACTAAATTGATTCCCGATTTCAGGTACGGGTATAAATAGCGGTAAATTTTGGATAAAATCGTAATATTTTTTCTTAATAACTTCGTTTGGATTTGTTGGATAAGTTAAAGTAATCGTATGTAAAACAAACCAATAAAAAGGTCCCCATATTTCTGGATTTAATGCCATTATAATAAATGATATAAAAAGATAGTTAAAATAACTAGTAATCATATTAATGAATAGTATCAGCTTTTGTAATAATTGTGGGTTTAAAGGACATATGTTTTATCAATGTAAGTATCCAATTACGAGTATTGGTATTATTGCTTTTAGAAGAAATTTAGAAAACCAGCTGGAATATTTAATGATCAGACGAAAAGATAGTATTGGATATGTGGAGTTTATGCGGGGCAAGTATAATATTTTAAATAAATTGTATTTGCTGAATATTATTTCTGAAATGACAAATGAAGAAAAAACACGGATTATTAATAGTGATTTTGATGAGTTGTGGTCAAATTTGTGGGGGGATAATGTGAACATGCAATACCGTAGTGAAGAAAAAACATCAAGAGAGAAATTCAATTCCTTGAGAAATGGTATTTTGACTGGGAATAACGAATATTCACTAGAATCTTTAGTTAATGAAACCACCACCACGTGGACTGAAACCGAATGGGGCTTTCCCAAAGGTCGCCATAATAATCAAGAAAAGGATTTAATCTGCGCCTTGCGCGAATTTGAAGAAGAAACTGGGTATTCGCGAACCTCCATTAATATCATACAAAATTTAATTCCATTTGATGAAATTTTTACCGGATCAAACTACAAGTCCTATAAACATCGCTACTATGTTGCTTTTATGGAATCAAATAATACGCCATTTTTATCCTATCAGCAAAGTGAAGTGAGTAAAATGGAGTGGAAAACATATGAACAATGTATGTTATCCATCCGTGATTATAATTTAGAAAAAAAAGATACTTTAACTCGGGTTGATAAATTATTGAATAATTATAAATTATACAATATTATGTAATAACGTAACCTTTGGTAACCTCGTATCCTATGTATCATTTGGTAACCTCGTAACCTTTGGTAAACCTAAACTTATGTATAACATTATATATGTATATAAATTATATATGTATATAATAATATAATGGACTTATCGGCACAAGTACCTAAAATAAAAAAAAGTGTCACGAAAAAACAAAGTGAGACGACAAAACAAAATGAGACAAGAAAAAAACGGTGTGCAAAGGGTACAAAGTATAATAAAAAAACTGGAAAGTGTGAGCCCATTCCAATCAAACTTGCAGATTTACCAACAATTAAATTACCGGTACCGGCCAAAGCCGAAGATGAAGGTGAGGAGGCAGGTAAGGATGAAGGCGAAGAGGAAGAGGAAGGTGAGGAGGCAATGGAGGGAGAGGAAGGCGAAGAGGAAGCAGATAAATCCGGACCAGAGGAAAATGATTACGAAGAAACGGAAAATAAATATTTAAGCGATAACCCCGACGACTATGATTTTTTATACCCGTCTTTAAATGACCCCAATTTTAATATTAAATTAACGCAAAAGAAAGAATTTTTTGATACCCAGTATGATGGAGAAATTCACGCCGATATTGAAGCCCACGCCAATAAATTATGTAATGCCGACTATGATATGGCCCCGCATCAACTTTTTGTCCGCAATTTTCTTTCCTTTCAAACACCCTACAATAGTTTGTTGTTATATCACGGCTTAGGCAGTGGAAAGACCTGCTCGGCCATTGGTGTCGCCGAAGAAATGCGCGATTACATTATGAATATGGGTATGATTAGTCAAATTATAATCGTCGCTTCACCAAATGTACAAGCAAACTTTCGTATTCAATTATTTGACGAAAGTAAATTAACCGAAATTGATGGATTATGGAATATTCGCGCATGTACGGGAAATAAATTTTTAAAAGAAATCAACCCCATGAATATGCAAGGGTTATCCAGAGAAAATGTCATCAAGCAAGTTAACCGGGTGATTGATATCTATTATTATTTCTTTGGGTATGTGTCTTTTGCCAATTATATCATAAATAAAGGCAAGCTGGATGATGCCAGTATTACCGATAAAAACAAAATAAGAAAAATAAAACAAAATAAATTACGGAAAGTATTTGAAAATCGGTTAATTATTATTGACGAAGTCCAAAATATTCGCATTAGCGAGGACAATAAAGACAAGCGTGTGGCAGAAGCACTTTTAGAATTAATCAGTTATGTAGATACCTTGCGTTTATTATTATTATCGGCCACCCCCATGTACAATAGTTATAAGGAAATTATTTGGTTAATCAACCTCATGAATAAAAATGACCGCCGGCCGCCCATTAAAACCAAAGATGTCTTTGATGCAGCGGGTAATTTTAAAGAAGGGGGCAAAGAATTATTAGAAAGAAAGGCCACGGGTTATATCTCCTTTGTCCGGGGGGAAAATCCGTATACCTTCCCTTATCGGATATGGCCCACTGAATTTGCCAGCAACTTTACTTTTCCCGTCAAATCCTATCCCACCATACAAATGCTCGGCAAAGGCAAATTAATTCAAAGTATTAATCCGGACCGACTCTCTTTATATTTAGTTGACATTGGCGAAACCCAGCAACTGGGTTATGATTATATTATTAGTCGTTTGGCGGCAAAATATAGTAAAAATTTACCGGATTTAGAAAATGAGAATGAATTAAATGAAGACGAAGCCAACGACGAAGATAGAGGCAAAAAGGCAAAGGAAGGTGAAAAGGAAGGTGAAAAGGAAAATGAAAAGGGAAAATTCGGTTACACTGTATTACAACAACCCTTGCAAGCATTAAATATTATTTACCCCGACGCGCGATTAGCGGCCGGCAATACTGGACTTGACCCGCGTGAGTTGGTCGGCGGAGAGGGCTTAAGGCGGATGATGAATTATGTTACGAATGAAAATACCAAAACCCGAAATAAATTTGAATATAAACCGGAAACCCTTGCAAAATATGGGAAAATATTCGCTTTAGAAGAAATTGGCAAATATAGTAGTAAAATCAAAAAAATCTGCGAACTCATCGCGAAAGCTACCGGGGTTATTTTAGTATATTCGCAGTATATTGACGGGGGCTTAGTACCGATTGCCTTGGCTTTAGAAGAAATGGGTTATGCGCGAGCTGGTGGCGTCAACTCTCTCTTTGCTACGCCGCCAACCAAGCGCAACGGATTTAAATATGTTATGATCACCGGCGAAAAGGGATTTACGCCGGACCCGGTCGCGGACATTAAATTAGCCACCCGCGATGATAATAAAGATGGAGGCAGAGTCAAGGTTATTCTCATCTCGCAAACGGGGGCCGAAGGATTAGATTTGAAATTTATTCGCCAAGTCCATATCTTGGAACCCTGGTATAATTTAAACCGCATTGAACAAATTATTGGGCGGGCGGTGCGTACCTGTAGTCATAAAGCCCTGCCTTTTCTTAAACGGAATGTGGAAATTTATTTATACGCCTCTTTAAACCAGGCATCCGATGAAGAAACCACCGATTTATACGTCTATCGCTTGGCGGAAAAAAAAGCCGGGAAAATCGGTATGGTTACGCGTGTATTAAAAGAAAGTTCTATTGATTGTATTTTAAATTATGGGCAGAATAATTTTACGGCTGAAAATATGGCCGATCCCAAATATGGGATAACCCCCATAACCTTGGAATTAGCGAGTGAAGACGAAACCGCGCCCGGAAAACAAATGCTCTTAGAAAATTATAAAATCGGGGATAGACCCTTTAGCGCGATTTGTGATTATATGGATACCTGTGCGTACCAGTGTAAGCCCGCGAAGAAAATTGAAGATATTGAAGTACAGATGGATACCTATAATGAAGATTTTATAATGATGAATACGGAAAAAATAATTTATAAAATTAAAGAATTGTTTAAGAATACAAAAAATGGCCGTTTTTTTATTAAAAAAGCCGAATTACGGGAAATACTCGTTCAATACCCGCCCGTACAAATTAACGCTGCCTTGCAAATTTTAATAGAAGATAAGAATGAATATGTAACGGATAAGTACGGACGTTTAGGTCATCTTATAAATATAGATGATTTGTATATTTTTCAACCGATGGAATTAAAAAATACCCGAAGCAGCATTTATGAGCGGGCGAATCCAATTGAAATAAAACACAATAAGATTTTAATCAAACTTGCAAAAGACGATAAAGTCGTAGAACCAGTACAACAAGAGCAAGGCCGGGCAGAGCCAGCAGCGGCAGCAGCAGCAGCAGCTCAACCCGTCGGCGTGGATGTAGGGACAAAAACCATAGAAAAATTAGCAGAAGAAATTAAACTTAAATATAAACACGCAACGACCACTCAAAATATCGGGACAGGTGAAAAGGAATGGTATAAATTCG